GTGCTAGGCGACTGGCATGCTAATATCACCACAATCCAGCGTCGCCAGTGCCTGGTGTTTACTCACGACCAGACGCGGTTCTCCATCGCGCTTACAGGTGTGCCCCAGAAAGAGATCAAAGCACTGACGTTCTGGTTCAAGGATATGCTGGCCAGTGCCATGCTGAAGCTGGGCTTTCCTGAAGTGCTGGTCGAGCGAGCCGTCGTCCAGGTTGGTGAGCTGAGTTTTGATACCCAATGCAGCCGATCTGTTCAGGGCACGTTGAGAACAATGATCGCCGACCTGGAATCCTACACTTGGGACGGCAGTAACATCATGGAGCTGGGCCCGTACTCATTATCTGCAAGTCTGAGTGATCGACCATGCCGCATTAAAGGCATGAAGGAAAGCGAGTACCTGATACCAGCTCACGAGATGCGTAAACTACTGGAGCTGCTGCCTCGCACAAATGAAACCGTTAACTAGCGGGCAATAGCACAACGTGCACCAGCTTGCACGGAACGACGCTCAACCCACGAAACGGAAATCTTCGGCACTCTCCGCACGAACTGGTTAAGGCTTTATCACACCCAAAAATTCTGCTTAGCGTTTTGCGCTCGAAAAAACAGGATCTCATCTTATCGACAGTTAACCGTTTTGGCAGAACAGGGCGAATCCGCCTGTAGGCCAGGCGCTGTCAGGGATTGGGCTTTAGTCCGTAAGATGAGATCGATCTCACGGTAAAATACAAATAACATGTATGTCAGCTCAGCATCACTCTAGATATACCTAATTTAACATAATATACATTATGCGAAGTTGGATATAGCACGTATAAACAGCCGATTTCACCGCGAAAGACCCCCACAGCGTCACGGTTCACCAACAGAACCCCACACCTCATAAGATCCTAGCCGCTCGCTCAGAGCATGAAAAACTTTCAGGTTAAGGATCGACAAAATGACCATCTATCATATGAGTGCATATCAGAAAAAGCTGGCTTTCATTAGTGCGTGCGGAGAATACACACGTTTTCTGACACCGCAAGACCTCATGGACCTGCTTTCAGTGTCCAGGGCAACCGCCTACCGGATGCGAAAAGATGGTAAATTCAATTCCGCACAGCGCGAGATTCTGGAATTCAAGCTGTTCGGGCTGATACCTGGCTGGCATGGCTGGAGGATTGAACCGGGCGAGCTGATCGACCCGACCGGATACCGTTACAGCATGGGTGACATTCAAAGCATCCCGTTGCTTAAGTCCATGAGCCGTACCATTAATACCTAATATGTATTGCCGATAAATCAGATTATCGGCATTGATTGATCAAGCCTAGTGCGATCAGCGCATCAGACACATACAGAGAGATCGGAGACTTTACCCCCCTATTAGTTTATGGGGGTAATAAGGGTATTCCCCTAACCATTGTGCCAACCCAGAAACAGCAAAAGCGGTTGATCATGGCGCGGCCCGGCCGTTGTCATCGCCGGGATCGCAACGACGCGAAGACGTAACGCAGGCTCATTACGTTAATCGCAATTGGGCCCGTACGTTAAAAATAACGTAAGGCGAGCGAGGAACCGCCGGGGATGGATTAGCACATTGACCAAGGGTTATCATGCCGGCTGATGCGCTACGCGCAGGATGCCAACAACAAGGAGTGAACACGATGGGCTTACAGGATCGCAAGTGGTACGCAGAGGATCGCAAACGGCGGGATGCCATGAACGTGAAGACAGGGGCAAGTGGATGGAACACCTCCCCTACTTCACTCGATATGAAACAAAACCTGTTCTGGATGTCAGTTACGCTTAACGTGATATTGGCCGGCAGCCTGGCTTACGTCCTGATGCGGTAATCACAGAATAGAAACGGTCTTCCGTTCGCGTTCCGTGCCTCCACGCGAATCAGAAGACCGTTTTTGATCGCGTTTGATTTGATCAGCAAAATTCAAGGTGCTGCCTTCAGCGTGGATCATGCATTGCGCAAACTCTAGATCAGCAACACGGCCATATACATCATGACAGCGACACTCAGAACGCTGGGCCCAGACAACGCAACCAATTAAGCGCGCAGGCGGACGCTTAGAGACCGTTATGGGTTCACTATAACCATCGACAGACGCTATAACTTCAGATTCAGGATCAATGATCTCGGATGCCTGATCACCCGTGAAAAAGCCAATACTCTTATAGCCTAGAAAAAGCACCAATGCCAAGGCTACAACCATTCCAAAGACAGCCTTCTTCAACCATGCAGGCAGCATTGCCTTATGGGTGTGGACGGTTGCAGATTTGTAGCATTCAAATAGACGTTTTTCGTAACGCCACGGTATCTGATCACACCGATCCAGAGCTGTTCGGCTCTTGGTATCAATCAGCTCATCGCGCCGGAATATCAGTACATTGTGCGAACCGTATTGGCGCTGAATATGGAAGTGGCGCCCGACCAGATCACGAATATGGGCATGAAGGAGCCGTTCCCGCTGGGTGATGAAATACAAGTCATGGCCAGTATGCCTGTGCTTCTCAAGTGCCTGTATCTGAGGATTTTTGGCCCTGCCTGAGCCATCAGGACCATAACGCTCCTGGCATTCATCCATGAAGACAGCCGAGCCTTCAGGTGTATCACGCCAGTCAGCTGGTGTCTCATGCGTACCAAAACGCTCATGATCAAAGCCTGCAATATCCGTATAAATTTCGCGAATATTAGCTTTGCAGGCAGCGATTTTATCTGGATTGCCTTCCTCTTCTAGTTTGGGAAGCTCCTTTATCGCCTTTGATTTTGCATCTAAAAGATCAAGAATTAATTTAACAGCGTATTGGCTTTTCCCTGAGCCCGGAACACCGGTAATTAACGTGATCATTTATCGCCCCCTTTATATGTAAGACCTACACTGTTCATAGCGGTCATTAACGCGATTCTGGTTAATATCGCACCACCGATAATAGAGAAGAATTCAGATATACCTGCTAACAATGCAAGCTGAAGCGCAGCAGAAGGAAGGCCGTTCAAGCCATCTACAGCAGTATCTAAAAGCTCTGAAACCATTGCATCCAAGCCAGCAAATACAATCATTGATAAACCGGCATGCGTCATCATGCTAGTGATGCCACCAGTTGAGAACCATTCAAGAAGTTTAAAAAGTGACTTAAACATTAAGCCCCCCTCCTTTGTGCACCTACAATTATCATTGTCGCAATAATTCCAGCTATTGAAATAACAAGCGGCTTAAAATAGGTGCTTACATTTTCGCAGGCGACCGTAAATTCATATTTGATTGACTGGCCATTAAAAGAGGTTGTTATAGGTGCAGGACATGAGCCAGCACCTAAGCCGGAGCTGTAATCTTCCTTAATATCATCAAGGGTTAACTCTTCGACCGGGAAATCATCTGGATCAAGGTTTTCTTCTTCTTCCTTTGTCCATTCAATCCAGTCACAGACGACACTTGCCCAGTCACAGAAGCCCGGCCATTCAGGTTCTGCATCAGGCTTATTGGCCGTGTCTTCACTGGGCGGGGTGTATTCCCCAGTTGTTGTAGAGCCGTCAGGGTTCGTGATGGTAATTCGCCCTGGGCCCACGTACTCAACGTTTGGATCATTTTTGGCAACCTCCTTGAGCCAGTCGTTTATCGTGGTGTCGATTACTGGGTTAGGACTAGGATCACCCGACTTTTGACGGAATAGGTCCCAAAGGTATGAGGCTGGCATTTTCAGCAATTCCTCTACCATCTTGGGAAGCAGGTCTTCATCAGGAACAGGCTCATTTGTTCCCGGTAATACGATATCGGAAGGGTCTATGTTGCAAAGCGGATTAGTTGAATTGCATGCCTTCTTTTGCCACCAAAAGGTTTGGCCGTTTGAATAGGTAACTGAAGGTTCCATGCGGCCAAATATCTCTTTCAGGCCGTGAGAGGTCTGAGGACATGTACCATTTGGCCCGCAATTGGGTAATGACTGTGGTGCAATCAGATAGCAGTGCTGAGGAGAGATACAACTAGGGGTAGATGCCTGCTTTGTCTGGTAATAATACCCTTCAACATGATCATCTATATTAGTAGGTGAGGACTTTGTTATCTGACCAGTCAATTCGTCAATCAGCCAGCCAGCACCGGCAGCCGCACCCGCAGCAGCTGTTGTTACAACCAAAGCACCCGGATTACGCCCTTTTAATGATGCCATTAAAGGAACAAGATCAGCTTCTTTAAAATCAGCCGATAAAACCTTATGGCGTGGAATATGCGAGTTTTCAGGCGTCGTTTTAACTGCATAGTCTACACGTATTTTTTGACCGTGCTTTTTAACCTTCAAAACTTGTGCGGCAGTTGTAAAAATAGCCTGCCCCGAAGCATTTACCGGAAGTATATAAAAGCAGCTGAAGAAAGAACAAATAATAAAAACCAGCCTGTTAAATCTGTCATTTAACATACCCCTGTCCCCATTAAAAAAGGGGGCGCGAGCCCCCTAGTAAAAAAGCCGGAATCAAGCAGCGCGACGCAGTTTTTTCCAGACCTTCAATCCGATCTCAACGATCAGGGACGCGTTAGCGATCGCGGCGATCGCAACACCACCAGCCACGAGGGCTTCAACAGCTTCTGTAGTATCCATAATTCACCTTCAGACAGTTGAGGACCGCATACGACGAAGAACCCAAACCAGCGCAAGCAGTCCCCAAACGGCACTAGAAAGGGTAAGCGCATCCTCAACGGTTAGAACCGGAAAGGACGACAACTGTGAAACAGATACCCACTGGCAGGCTGTTTGGCTGGCATTGCAGACCTGAACGACGTCAGTGGGATTCATGCTTATTTACTCGCAGCAGTAGTTGCAGCAGATGCCGTCGCACCTGTTGCGGCCTTGGGCGCGGCAGGTACGAAGACCAACTTTCGTGCGTCGATACCCAAACCACCGAAGCGATCAACGGAAAGTGCGGCTTCAACGTCCAGGGTGTATTCACCGGGACGAAGTGCACGGTCAGCAGAGTCGTGAGAGATTTCGATCTTCTCAGGAAATTTAGATGTACCGATAAAGGCATGAACAGGCTGCTTGTAGAAGCAGTAGTTCTTACCAGATTTTGAAGACGTTCCGGATACCTGTTCAGTAGCGGAAGACTCGACATACACACGAATAGACATAGCTATTTCTCCTATTGCATCAAACCGGGCACAGCTACACGGTGCATCGACCGAGGCACAGCATCCCGAATCAGTTGATCTATGATTTGTTCATCAGAAAGGCCACGCGCTTTACGCATGACATTGATCACACCACCGACAACGCGACGGGCGTTCTCGACAGAGCGGTTATATTGAGCAACAGCCGCCATCTTGACTGACTGGGTGTCACGCTTGCGGATCGGAACGGTTACAGCTTCAGGCACAGTGGCCGCGTCAGCTTCAGCCACGAGTTCGAGAACGTGAGCAGACCACGGATAGAACCCGGCAAAATACTGATCAGGCTTGGTCAGAATATGCAGCGGGATTTCACGGTTAGAAGAGCGTAGCTCGACCTCATGCCGGAACCAGAGCGATTCTGTATCACCGCCCTGCTTGCCCTTTTCGTATCCACGGTAGAGCTTGCCACCAGCACGAGAACCGACGTAGAACGTCCGGCCTTTGGTGTATTCAATCTCACGGGTCCCCGCTTTTTTAACACCGCCGGAACCATTGCGATCACACTGGGGAGGCTTGCCACGGGTCACAAACTGGTCATCCAAGAAGGCCTGTTCAGCCGCGTCATAGCCACCCGTTACACCGGCGAAGTCATCAAGGGCAACATCGACACGGGTCAGCTTAACCAGGGGAAGCGAGCGAAGAATACGGTGCACAGAGTTGAAGTCGAGAAGACGACACCCGCCGCCAGTGACTGATACATAACAGGAACCCTGTTGACCACCAGAAGCAGCAAGACCAATGATGTGACCGTCAAGAACCAGATCAAACGCACGTCGATAACCAAAGACACCCCCTGCTCGCTCGATCAACTGGAAATGGTCCTCCCAGAGGTCAGCTGTTGAGTATTCACAGTTGGCAAAAATGTCCTTGCCCACGGACATGAAGAACGTCTTCAGCTCATCCAGTGCGGCATATTCAAGCTGATGCAGGTCGAGCGGATCACCAACGGATTCACGGTATTTGATGAACTGAGCCATGTTTTTAACAGGCTTGCCCTCCTCGCTTTCAGGATCGACAAACCGGCCAGACTGGGCCAGACGGCGCAAGGGCTCGATTTCAGCCGGGCACCACGTGAAGGACAGATAATCTATGATGCAGAGCTGCTTAAGCTCCGGTACTTGTTTCGGAGGAAGGCGCATTAGAAGAATACCCCCGAATCATAAAGCTCTTGCCAGTTGTCACGGGTCACTTCGACCATGACCGCATTCCCTTCCGGCACCGCATCAGACACAAACGCGCCCATTTCATACTGGGAACGGAATTCACGGATCGACCCACTATCCATCAGGTAGTAGGTGCCGTTGATCAGTTCGTAGTAGAAAGTGGGCGCGGTCAT